TAAGGATTCTGAAGATGATTACAATAGGATTGTACAGTAATGGCTATTGCCACTAAGGTTAGAGAGTTAGCTGAAGCGGATCTTAAATCATTCGCTAAGTTAATTAACCCTAAGCGTGTCTATGGACAAATACATTTAGATGTATACGACAAGATGCAGGAAGCCATCATAGGGGATGTAGATAACCTAGCTGTACTAATGCCACGTGACCATCAGAAGAGCCATCAGGCGGCTGTGGCTTGCCTCTGGGCGTTGACTAGGGATCCAACCAGTACTCACCTATACATCTCTTCTACTGCAGCTCTAGCGGAAGCACAGCTCCGAGCAATAAAGGATATGATTGAGTCTCCAATCTATACAAAGTATTGGCCTAGTATGATTCATAGAGATGTTAAGAAGAGAGCTAAGTGGACTAACGATCAGATATTAGTAGACCATCCTTCACGTAAGGATGAGCTAGTACGAGATCCATCAATCAAGGCTGTAGGTCTTACTGGTTCTATCACTGGATTCCATGCTAATTATATGTGGCTTGATGACATGGTAGAGCCTAACAATGCATATACTGAGACAGGACGAGCAGATGTACGAGCACGATATTCACAACTAGCATCCATTGAAACTACAGGTAGTAGATCTATTGTAGTAGGAACTAAGTACCATCCTGCAGATCTATACACAGATCTAAGGGATATGGTAGAACCTATACTAGATGATAAGGACGATGTTGTAGGTGAGCGTAATGTATATGAGTTTAAGGTAGAAGTGGTGGAAGAAGATGGCGTATTCCTATGGCCTAGAGAAGCTAGAACAGATGGAAAGTTGTATGGGTTTAACGCTAAGGAACTTGCACGTAAGAAGGCTAAGTACTTAGATAAGACACAGTTCTATGCACAGTATTATCAAGAGACTAACCATGCTGATAGTAATAGATTGTCATACAAAGACTTTCAATACTATGATCCTAAGTTTATCACTCGTAGTATGGGAGGTTGGAAATTCAAAGAACATGGACTAAACATATATGCATCTATCGACTTTGCTTTCACGCTGTCTAAAAGATCTGACTTCACGGCTATTGTGGTTATTGGCATTGACAGTAGTGGCAATATATATGTACTCGACATTGATCGTTTTAAAACTGATAAGATTCAAGGACTGTTCGATAAGGTTGCTGAGTTGCATAGCAAGTGGCAATTTAATAAACTGCGTGCGGAAATTAATGGAGCGCAAGGAATGATTGCCTCAGATCTTAGGGACAGACTTAAGCAAGAAGGTATGAGGTTGTCGATTGACACACACTCACCGTCAAGACACGAAGGTTCTAAGTCAGAGCGTATCGCTGCAGTGTTAGAACCTAGATATGAGAATGGAAGTATGTGGCATCTTAAGGGTGGCAATACTCCAGTATTAGAAGAAGAACTTATGAAAGCAAGACCTGCACATGATGACGTTAAAGATGCATTGGCTTCTGCGGTGGAGATAGCTCGCGCTCCTATGCGTAGAGGAAACAGAGACAACAAAGTGGTGGATATGTTCCATCCTAGATTTGGTGGAGTAACATACTAATGGCAGGAACAGTTGCAGAACTAAAAGGTTTAATGGATAGGGATCAATTGGCAGTTAGTATATCTCAGATGTGGGATAGTAACGTAGCACAGAGATCTGTATATGATGAAGAAATATCAGAACTCCGTAACTATGTATTTGCTACAGATACTACAACTACAACTAACTCTAAACTACCTTGGAAGAACAGCACTACACAACCCAAGCTGTGTCAGATCAGGGATAACTTACATGCTAACTATATATCAGCATTGTTCCCTAATGATGATTGGCTACGTTGGGAGGCTTACTCACAGGATGGAGCAACCAAGAAGAAACGTATTGCTATTCAAGAGTACATAGCTAACAAGGTTAGAATGAGTGACTTCCGTCAAACAGTTAGTCAACTACTGTACGATTACATCGACACTGGTAATGCATTTGCAGATGCTGAGTGGGTAGATGAGCGTACAATTGATGTTGAGACTGGTGAGGTTATTAACGGATTCGTTGGCCCTAAAGCTATTCGACATTCTTATTATGATATTACATTCAATCCATTAGCTGCAGATTGGAAGCACACTCCTAAGATAACTAGAACCGTCAAGACGATGGGAGAGTTGAAATGGGATGTAGCTAACAAACCAGAGATGCGCTACCTTGAAGAGGCTGTGGCAAAAGCAGAAGACATGCGAGGCAAGATGACTGGGTATAGACCTTCAGATGTTAAGAAGGCACTAGGCTTTACAGTTGATGGCTTCGGTGATATGCAAACATACTATCAGTCTGGTGTTGTAGAGATTTTAGAACTAGAAGGATCTATGCACGATCCAGATACAGGCGAGTACTTACAGAACTATATAATTACTATATTGGATAGAACTCATGTATTACGTAAAGTTAAGAATCCAAGTTGGTTGGGGCAAGGTTACAAACAACACGTTGGTTGGAGACTACGCCCTGATAATCTATATGCAATGGGGCCACTATCTAACCTAGTGGGATTGCAGTATAGACTTGATCACCTAGAGAACTTAAAGGCAGATCTATTTGATCTTGCAGCAGCTCCTCCACTAGTCATCAAAGGTAATGTAGATGAGTTTGAATGGGGGCCATTCGCTAAGGTGTATATGGATGAGAATGGTAGTGTAGATCTTATGCGAGTAGAGAGTGCTGCGTTCTCTGCAGGCATTGATATTGAGAACATCAAGCGTAACATGGAAGAGTTTGCAGGCGCACCTAGAGAAGCTATGGGTATCCGTACAGCAGGCGAGAAGACTGCATTTGAAGTACAGACATTAAGTAATGCAGGTAATAGAATTTTCCAAGAGAAGATTACAAACTTTGAGATCAACATACTAGAGCCATTACTTAATGCAATGTTAGAACTAGCACGAAGAAACTTAGATGGAACTGACATCATTCGTGTAATGGATAATGACATTGGCACTGAGAGTTTCCTTAGTGTAACTAAAGAAGACATCACTGCTAACGGCAAGCTACGTCCTATTGGAGCACGACACTTTGCATCACAGGCTCAGCTTGTTCAGAATCTAACTAGTCTGTCTAACACTCCTATATGGCAAGCTACACTGCCTCACTTGAGTAGCATTTCATTAGCTAAACTTGTAGAAGATGTAATGGGACTGTCTCGATTCGCATTGTTCCAAGAGAACATTGCAATTACAGAACAACAAGAGACACAGCGATTAGCTAATCAGTCGCAAGAAGATCTACAGATGGAACAATCTACAGAGGTAGAACCTATATGAGCTATAGATGGTCTTCGTTATGGGGTAAGGATATGAATGAGGCAGAGCGTAAGGCTCTAGTCTCAGCCCTTCCTATACTTGAGAAGCTTAATGCTGTATTAGATAAGAAACGTAAGGCTTTATTATCAGAACAGATGTCAAAGGAGGTCTACGATAACCCGAACTTCGCATATAAGCAAGCAGATTACATAGCATCAATTAGAACTTTAAATGAAATACAGAATATTATAACTCCTAGTGTAAATAAAGATTGACATTCTTACATTATTATGTTATAATGATAACTTAACTTTGTAAAAAAAGAGGTACACTATGACTGACCAAGCCATAGATACAACAATATTCCCTAATGGGAATCCAGAACCTACTAATTCTGTAGTTGATCCTTTAGCAGACCTGTTAAAGACAATCACTGCACCTGACGGTAGACAAAAGTATGACTCAGCAGAAGCTGTACTGAAAGCAATGCCTGATGCACAGAAGCACATCTCCACTTTAGAGGGAGAATTGCAAACCATTAAATCGGAGAAGGAAGCTATGCAGGCAAAACTAGATAGTATGTTCAATGTTGATCAGTCATTACAAAACGTAGCCCGTAGAGAATCCGAGCAAACAAGACCAGTGAGCAAGGAACTCGATGAGCAAACTATTATGGAACTGGTAACTCGACAATTGCAGGAGAAGGAATCTCTAGCTCTAATGAAGAGCAATCAACACTCTGTAGTAGAAGCTTTGTCATCTAAGTTTGGTGATAAGGCGGAGGAAGTTTATCAGAATAAAGCCAGAGAGTTAGGTATGGACGTAGCTACTCTGAACTCTATTGCTGGTAATCATCCTAAAGCAGTCTTAGCTTACTTTGCATCTCAAGGTGCATCTACTCCTAAGACTACATCTAGTTCACTTAACACTAATACTCTGCAAGGGCAACCTGCAGATAAACCTAAAAATCCTATGCTGATGGGCGGTAACATGAAAGCTTATTGGAGTGATCTTGAAGATCGCGTAGTCGGTAAAGGTTAAAGGAGATTTAAACTATGGGTCACAATACTGTCAACACAACTGTCGCGGTACAGCAGCAGTTATACTCAACCTTCTTGGTTGAAACACTACCTGAGATTATGTTGCCTTCTGGATTCACACGTAACGTGTCTGAATTTACTAATGGCGATACAATCAACATTCCTACTATTGGTGCAGTAACTCTTCAGGATGCTTCTGAAGGTACACCAATGACATTCAATGCTATCGACTCTGGTCGTGTAACTCTATCTATCACTGATCAAGTTGGTGATGCATGGTCTGTTACTGATGACTTGAAAGAAGATAGTTATGCACTGGCATCTATCATGTCAGGTCGTGCATCTGCATCTGCAATTGCTATCCAAGAAGAGTATGAGACTTCTTTCTTAGCTGCATGTAATGCTGCACAAACTGTTAACGATAGCAATACAATCAACGGTGGTAAGCACCGCTTCGTTGCTAACGGTTCTTCTCGCGTAGCTACCTTGGATGACTTCCGTTATCTTAAGTATGTATTCGACAAGGCTAAGGTACGTCAAGGTGGACGTATTGGTATCGTTGATGCATCTGTTGAAGCAGAACTTAACGCTCTATACGGAAGCACTTGGGTATCTAACAATGCTCAGTTCACTGGTATCATCACTGAAGGTTTTGCACAAGACCATAAGTTTGTAGCTAACGTGTTTGGTTTCGACCTATACACTTCTAACTTGCTGCCTGTAGTAGGTGTCGAGGGTGCGCTAACAGACTTTGCTGGTAACGTCACTGCATCTGTTGCAGGTGATGTAGCTAACATCTTTATGTCTGTAGCTGATGAGCAATCAGTTCCTATGATGAGTGCTATGAGACGTATGCCTTCTGTTGAAGCATGGCGTGAAGCTAAAGAACGTAAAGATATGTACCAAGTAACTACTCGCTATGGCTTCGGTGCTCAGCGTTTGGATACATTGGCTATCATGATCTCTAATCCAACATTCGCATAAGGAGAACTATATGAGTTATGCAAACGCTTCTGGTCGTAATGTTTTAGATCATTATGGCCCACGAACAACCACTAAGAAGTTTGGTGGTGAGTATTCAACTGGCACTGCTGTTAAAATGAAAGAGTGGGTGTTTGATTATGATGATCTACCTGTTGGTGGATCTACTAATCTGCAGTCTGTGATTCCTGCTAATGCTCGAATCATCTCTGCTAAGTTTGAAGTCCTCACTGCATTCACTTCTACTTCAACTACTACTGACTTGCTTGTAGGTTTAGAGCAGGGTGATGGTACTGACATTGATTTGGATGGCTTGCTAACTGCTGCCAACCTAGATCAAACTGTCATTGCTGTTGTAGGTGGTGTCACTACTGGTACTGGTGCTTTAGTTGGTAAGACTGTCGGTGCTGCTGCAGGTGAACTTATCGTCACTGGTAGTGCAGGTGATCTACTTACTGGTCGCGCTCGCGTACTAGTTGAATACGTAGAAGCAGGTATTTAATCCTCGCTGTCTTGGAGGGGATTTATCCCCTCCTTCTTTTAGGAGAATAAGATGTCAATAGAACATAAAGATATATTAACAGGTGACAGGCATGAGCCTAAAGGATTTGAAGCTGCGAGTACAGATACCGTATATACAAAAGGTAGTGGGTGGGTATTAGCACCCAAAGGTTTAGAGACTGCTTCTTCCAGACAAGCTTTCATAGCTGATGGCGTAGGCAGTGGCGCATGGCAGTCTCCAATGATTCATGCCTCATCTTATAATATAAAAACTGTAACTCCAATCACTGTAACTGGAAGTGATACTAACTGGGTACGATTCGATACACTAGGCAGAACAGACTTCTCTGCTACTGCAGGTACACATCCAGAGATGCAGTCTAATACAGATGGATCTCTTACTTATATAGGTACTCTAACTAGACACTTCCATATAGCTGCTACCTTAAGTGTAGGCAAGCAAACAGGTGGCAGTACATCTCACCCAGTAGCTTGTGCACTCTATCATTATGATGCTAGTGCAGGTACAAATACTATCATCCCTCACTCTGAGATTAGAATGAGTGCTAACCAGACAGTTAGAGCGTCTACTGCAATTCATGCAGACATTATGATGGACACTGGCGATAAGTTAGTGCTTGCAGTTAATGGTAGTTTATCTACAGCAGGTTTAGTAACACTATATACCTACTATTTATTCGCAATGGGAATGATAGGGAAATAATATGCCCAAATATACATTACTTGAATTAGTACAGAAGGCAGCAAGGGCTATTGACTCTGATGAGATAGCTA